GGCTTTATCGCCGTGTTGTTCAGAAAGTTTACTCACAACACTGTCAAGATTACGTTGTTCGGCAGCTATACGCTCTCGTTTCTCCAACGTAGTTTCTAAAAGTTGAGCAACTTTCTCTTCGCTCAGACCATCGGAAGCTGGCGGGGTCTCCGTTGACTTCGGCGGTGCGGCGTTTGGCTTAAGCTTTTCTACAAAATCTTGAAGAGTGTCTCGTTTAGTGAGTTCCGCTGTTACAGCTTCAAGCTGTTCCTGAACGGTTTTCTTTTCCGTCTTCAGGGTTTCGATAAATTGCTGGGACGCCGCTAAGGCATCGAGAGCATCTTCGACAGATTTGTATTTAGGCTCGCCTTTCTCATTCCTAATCGCCATCAGCTTGTCAACGAAAGGATTGGACTGAGAAGCAGCAGGGGTCGTCTGCTGTGGGTTAGTTCCGTCATCAAAGATTGTCTGGTCAGACATCTTGTCTCCTGTAGGTTTCTCTTGTGGGGTCCCCCACAGGTTATAGATACGAAAGGAGGGAGGATTTACGTTGGACAATGAATTCCCACTCACCTGATCACTTTCGTTCCGATAATACTAAACTCTTATAGCGTCCTATAAGCTAGAATATTATCTGAATATCTTTAATATTATATACTATGTAAGGGAGTATTATTATATATTATATACTAATAATATATTTCTTACCTCCCTCCCTAATACATATACTGAAAAAAAGGGTAATTTGTCACAAACGAAAAAATAACTATTTTGCCCTTTTCTTCTATCCTACTGATTTTATTGAAAAGAATTTTTCAATTATTTTTCACTTAAAAGCCCAATAAGTTTGACTAAGGCTTTCGCTTCACCAATCTTAGCAGACTGTAGATAAGGCCAAGAAGGGTATGACATTACTCCTTCGTCTCTCATAGATTGGTGCAAAGCGTCTAGGTCGTCTTGAAGAAGTTCAGCTAACCTTTTACGAAGAGTAAAGCAAGAACGAAATTCTCCTGTAAGTTGCTCCGCAAGCCGCTCTTCTACACCTTGGGTAATTCTAGTTTTCATGCTAGGCCTTCTTGAATAGCAATCTCTTCTGGAATGATTTGCTCAGACATAATCGTCTCTTCTTGAGCTTGATTACTAAGAGCTTGCAACTCTTGTTGCTCCGCAACAGCAATATTCTTCTGGAAGATATTATACCCACGAAGATCAATTACATCAGCAATAAACTCAGTTAGCCCAACACCAGAAGTATGATGTTGAAGCATAGGAGCCATGGGGGAATTAAATACCCCTACAAGGTTTTGTAGCTCTTGTGCCCTCTGAGCGTAGTGTCTAGCCCCAACAGGACGAAGAATACCATTAGCAGTAATATCTTCTTTCGTAACTTGTCTAAACTCTTGAACCCCAAGATCGTTATCAATTACACGAATAATATCGGCAATAGGGAAGTTACGATGAGCTTCTTCAAGCATGTCGTTTAGAATTTGTTCCATAAAGACTTCAAACTGAGTAATCTTTTCTTGGAAAATCCTGCCAGCAGCGTTTTCTAAAGCTTGAACTTCAAAAGCAGTTTTTTCACCGGGGGTACGGATACCCATAGCTTGCTTTGGGGCACCTGCCATTTCCTCCATCTCCGCTTCAAGGCGGTCGATTTGGAAATCAGCATTCAGTGCTGTGGTATCGGGGCGCATAAATTCTACATCGGAATCTTGTTCCATGTAGATACGTTCACCCGGACCGAACTCCCATTCCTCAACATATCCCTTGACCTTGGTCATGGGATGGGCAATCTGATCGAACACATCCGCCTTGAGATTTTCAAGATGGTCGATTCGATATTGCATACCGACTAGGTTGTCAAGAGGCCCCATCGCCATAAGGTTATCGGGCCTGAAGCGCCAACCCACGTGGCGTTTTGTAGACGCCCCGAACCAGTTATCAATTGGTCCTTGATAGACAACGTACGCCCGGTCAACGACCACAATGTACTGATCGGGATAGAGCGTGCGTGAAGATGAATCATAGAAGTCACCTTCAAATTCTAGAACTTCAACCAGTCCGCAACTGTAATAATCGGAGATCGACCCAAAGCCATCGGCCACAAAACCTTGGTACTTACGATGATCTGAGTTACGGTACGAGAGAATATGATTACGGTTATCCGTTATACGACTTAGGATGTTCGGACCCATCTGCGCCCACTTGGGGTCGGTAAGGATTCGCTTTGTGAGATCCCCCATAGAAAGGAGCGTCCGCGTAATCTTAGGTGTCTGTACGAACGCGGGTGCTGTGATATCAAACACGATGTCAAACGGGGAGATTCGTACAAGCCTCGGACCCACATACCCATCATAGGAAATGCCCTTAATGTTCTTACGTTCATCCACGTACTCCACATCCGCAAAGGCATTTCCATAATCAATGAAGTCATAAAGAAGGCGGGAAACGGTTTCTTCAAAACCTGAATCCCGCAACTTAGCGCCCATGTAGGCTGTGACGGCTTTAGTCTTATCCTTATTAGTAGCCTCCTCATCACGGGCTTCCCACTTGAACCAGTTGTCATTGGGGAACAATGCCGCCATGTAGTTGGCGTGGAGATTGTCCCGGATCTGGCAAAGCTTGGGGCGAGTCGTCTTATTTTTCCACGGAAGACTTGAGTTGCTTGTAGTTGTGGTATCTGTAGCAAAGATGTAGTTACGCAACTCTACCCATTCTTGTTCTTTACCATCACGGGCGGAACGCCACGCGCGGTCCTTGTCTGCAATGACACAGGCCAACGCATCGGGTTGGAGATATTCGTAAACGTCTAACGTTTTACTAGGCATAGTTAAGCAGCGACTCCCCCAAAGCGCGAATGTCCGACAACACGCAGATGATTGCTACGGCGATTAGCCGCGTTCTTAGGAACGATAGCCACGCTTATAGCCGAGGCCAAAGCGTCTTTAATATCGTCGTGTGCAGGTTTGGATGCAGTAAGTTCTTCTTCCAATAACTGACAGTTGCCTCCACGGTAGTGCATGATTGAAAGGTTTTCATACCGTGGCTCAAGACACGCGGCAATTCGTTCTTCCTTAGCACCCTCATGCCGAGTCGGATAGTACTCGTCAATGGCAAGGGCCAGTCCCTCGGGTCGGATATACTGGTCTTTAAGTTCACGGACCACCGCTGATTGGGCCTGAGTCATTTCACAACGGATCTTTCGGAAGTCCCATTTGATGTGCATGGTACGGATATGATCGAACATTACCGATATACGATCAGTCTTGAATCGATCAATGTCCAAAACATAGATCATGCCTTGGGCATCAACACCCACCACCACGATACAAGTAAAGTCAGCCCTCGTTGAGACAGAAAAGGCAAAGTCCATTGCGGCAACCACATTGACTGGCTGTCCTCGTACCTGCCACTTGCCCGCAATGCGTAGTACCTGTGAGCGTTCAAAATACTGGAAACGGGTTGGGTCAATGCGAGCATTTTCAAGTGAGTTCGGATTGTTGTAGTACTGGGCAAAGAACTGTGTCTTGTCTAAGTATTGCGCTTTCTTTTTCGCAAGGATAGAGCTATTAAAACCGAACCAAGTACCGTCACTACGCTGTTGGCGCGGCCAGAGGAATTCTCCTCGGCCATCACCATTATCTTCAACCACCTGAATAAAAGATTCGTATACATACTCCGAACCCGTTTCTTCACCTGTAGTTGTGTCAAACTCGGGAACTTCCATGTCTAAGAGTTCGGCGTAAAGATCGTCCGGATGATAACGAGTGCCTACCACCCATTCTTTCGCATCTGCGCTTTCAATCGACGCAAGGAGCGAATACTGCGCTTTGACTTTTTCTCGTCCTTCTTCGGTGTATGCATTTTCTTGTACGACGACATCATCCAGTACCGCGACATTACAGTGGAGTCCCGTGAGGGATGTAGTCAACCCTCCGGTAAATACTGTTGGATCGCGGACACCCTCCTCTTTACGCTTGGGATGATCTACAGCAATTTCAGAATTAGTCCACTTCTCCCGCTTACCTTCGTCGGGATGGACCATCTCCGGCCAATAGCGCCGGTAGATCTTTGATGAAAGAATATCCTTAATCATCTTCAACTGCTTTTCCGCAAGATTGGCGGTTGAAGAAATGTACAGAATTGTAATGGCCGGATTCTTGGTAATCTCCCACGCCACTCGATAAGCCATCATAGCGGACTTCTGGTGGTCACGTGGCATCAATACCAACTGGTGACTCTTAGCTTCAGATCGTGTCCACCACGAACAAAGGTCTTCGTGGATAGCACCCAGTACTCGGTGAGGCGCTACCAACCGTATAAACTTCACAAGATCAGATTCAGCAGCTAGCCGAATCATATCGTGGGTAGTGGCTTTACTTGACAACGGCAAGTCCTAAGCGGGCGGCATCATCAGCAGTCGAAGCCTTAGCCCGTGCTTCCTCAATAGTGACACGCCGTATCTCCTCTTTTGAGGGTCGGCCTCGTCGTTTAGGTCCCACGGTTCCGTCGCCAGATAAGTTGCGGTATGTCTCATAGAGCCACTTATGTTTAGCAAACGATAATGAATCAGCCGATTCTTTGGCGTCCTTAATTGCACGTGCCTGTAGCAATAGAGCAAGCTCACGACGCCAACCCTCTATGTGTGGTTTGAACCATTCACATTTCTCACACAAGTTAGTCCAGCAATCGTACGAGCCAAACACTGACACCGCAAAGTCATACTCGGTGATATCCATTGCCTCAAGATACAATCTCTTTAACGAGATATACTTATCATAATCACATTCAGCCAATGTGAACATTGCTTCGTAGCCACT